GAATAGTTGAAAGCGAAGTCACGAACCTGAAGTTTTCTACCGTGAATTGTTTTCACATAATCAGAAGCCGTAGCATCTTTTACAAAAAGAACAGCATCTATTTCAGAAAGGCTAGAAATGTCTACCCCAGCACCTGGATAGGTGGCCGGGTCTGTGCCTGTAAGTGCGGCAAATATTTTAATACCAACATCGAAAGCTGAGAAAGAAAGAGTAATTGAGGGTGTATCTTTTACATCACCTACGTGAAGTGGATTACCCAACTCGTCCTTTGTATCAACCTGTTGTTCTGTATTTAGCGACACTCTTTGAATTCTTGATGCTTTGAATGAATCCCTAGGGCCAACAATGTGTAATTGTAAGTCCTTTGAGGGGATAGCTAATCTTTGTGCCATTTAAACATCCTCCTATACCGTGTCGTTTTGAGTAACAAGTATTACTTGTCCTCTATAATATAGCTTCTCATTTAAGTCCAGAATAACAGGAACAGGTTCATAGCTGTTGGCCGAAATTGCCATGTGGCCTATTACTGAGGGAGTTACTGCTGGTGGGAAGCCTTCGTCATAATCATTAATAGAAATACCGTCTGTGGAGTTATACATTAAGCGATAACCCATATCATCTCTTTGAGATTTGTTTTTGGCGAATACATCTATATACCATTTTCTGACTCTAATTTTATCCCTATTTCCTAGTTCGTATGGTTCCTCATCGAGGAAGCCTGCGTCTATTGATATTGTAGGGACTTCTAATATTTGATCTGGGAAAGAGTCAACTACTGTTAGAAAGGCTACATCCGAAAACATATCCTTTACCCAATAGTAAACACTTAAGTCCTCTTTTCTATAAATATACATTCTAATCCTCTAGTAGTGCTCTTGCTATAAGCTGAACACTCTTTCTAGTTCTCTTTTCTGCACCACTCTTTGTAAGTTCCACACTTCCACTTGTAAGCAATCCTTGTCGTATCTTTACAATAGCCCTAGCTAACTTATCCCTATCAGTATCTTTCTTTGATAAGTTTAGTCTGGATTGTATTTTCTGGACTGTTCCTACCTGTAAACGTATATCCTCAATCCCTCTTTCTAAATCTAGTAATGATGCTTGAGCTTTCTCTAGTGCTCCCTTATATGGTAGAAGTACTTCCTCATACCTAACCTTAGCTTTGGCTAATCTACTTACCATATATGCATTAGCTGCATCTTGTGCCTCACGTACAAAATTAGTTCGAGTACTCTCTGGTGTTGGATACCCTCCCCTATCTGATGAAAGAGGTAGTGCACCCTTATCAAGTATCTCCCAGAAAGGAGCTGGTTTTGCAGCCAGTCCTATTCTAGTTCTAATAGTCTTGGAGAACTTGCTCTGTGAGTTTCCTCTACCCTCAAAGATTTTTTTCCATGCTCTGGAGGCTGCTTCTGCCTTCTCTGCAGCTCTAGCATTATCTGCTCTTGGAACTTTTATTCCAAGTGCTTTTCTAGCTTGCCTAACTGCTCTACCCCAATCTGGAGCTCTTCCTGCTGTTCTATTCAAGTCTATCTTTACTTTAACTAAAGAGTTCCAACCCGTTCCTGTAGCTGTAACGTGATAGGTACGATTATCTTTTAGGACTACTGAAAGTGCTTTTTTATATGGTGGCTCATCAAACTCGTAGTTTGTTCTAAGTGCTTCTAATAGTTTTCCAGCCATCACATCCTTAGCTGCCTCAAGGGCATCCTTCTTCAAGCCTTCCTTTAGACTAGCTACATACTTTGTGGGATTGTTTAGTAACTTCATTTCCTCTTGAGACTTCACTATGACATTCTTAAGTCTAGTTCTGGCTCCATATAGCTTATATAGAAATTCCTGTGTAGGCTCTATCTCTCTCTCTAATTCTTTTAAATAACCTAGCACATCTATAATCGGCATACTACCTCTTTGAGAAATCTAGAAATTCTATATCTCCAAAAATAAGTTTTACAATACTTCTAGTATATGCATTCTGTGCATCCAAGATTGCACTTCTTACCTGTGTAAACTCTTCTGGTGATGTCACATACTTTTCTACTTCCTGCAGAACAATTGCCTGCAGTGCTTTATTCTTCTGCTTTATTTCCCTAAGAACAGAGAACATATCTACTTCCTGAAAAATCTTTCCATCTGGTGTTTCCATTATATTACTCCTCCTTTTCTTTCAAGTCCACGATTATTCTATTGATTGGAGCTCCAAGTAAAGTTGTCTTCTCTATGTTCAGTGTTTTATCATCAACAATGACATACTCAGATTGCTTTACTATGGTCTCTCTAGCATCAGTATGCATAACCTTAACTCTAGCGTCTCCTATTAAGTCTTTACCGCCAGTTTGAAACTCAGTTTCAAAATCAAACTTCCACGTAACATGTGCTGACATAGCTGAACCACTATAGAGTGGAATCCAGTAGTCACCACTACAGGTAGTACAAAATGAGTCTGTAGAAGTATCCGTTACCGGGTCTAAGTCACATACTGGACAAGCCTGCGAAGAATATACATAGTAGAAGGTTACTTCCCTTCCAATCTTATCTATGATTTCTTCAATGTTATCTCTTACGTTAATCGGCCAAGGTGCTAGATTCACTTAATACTTCCTCAAAGAGTGTCTCCCATGTGTAAGCTATTTCCATCCAGCTATACTTCGCACTTGAGAACTTCTTTCTCCCCTTCTCTGCTAATTCATCCATCTTATCTCTATTATTATAAAGATAATCTAGGGATGCTGCCACATCTTGTGGAGTTGTCATCCTACCTACAGTCATACTATTATCAAAAGTTACTGGGGTTTTAGCTGGCAATAGAATTCCTACATCGCTAAATAATTGTGTACACGCACTATGGTCAGGTACAATCTGTACTGCACCAGTAACGGCATGCTCTATGTTTGTGAGTCCCCATCCTTCACCCATAGAAGTATTAATTCCTACATCACAGGCGTTGTAAATATCATTGAGTCTCGACTCTGAAACACGTTGAATACCCTTATTAGTACTTGTCACAATTAGCCTATTATCAATCCTATATCTAAGGGACAATTTAACTAAATTTACAGAAGCATCAACTATTCCGCAGTGCATGTAAAGTCTAACGCCATCCGGCTTACCTTTAGCAAAGAGGGCAAAACCTTCCATAGTTATGTCCAACTTCTTCCTTGGTTGGTTTCTATTGGCGTTTAGAACAATGAAGGATTCTTTAGGGTCTGTGGAGTCCATAGCCTCGCCGAATAAATGTTTCTTAGCTTCCCACCTATTTGCCCTAGGAAAGAAAACGTCTGCATCTACTCCGTGTGGTATGATGTCCACCTCTAGTTCAGGAGCGCAGTCTTTTACAACTCTCTGCCCAAACTCTGTATATGTAACTGCTTTAGTTACAATATCAAACTCTTTATACCAATCTGCATCATGAAAATCTGAGTCTACTGGAAAGTAGGTTACAATTTTCGGCATCATGCCTTCATTAACATCCTTTTTGAGGACAGCAAGTAAGTTGCCTATTACCCATGAATCATTAAGAACGAACAATAAGTCGAACTTAACTGAATTAAGAATATCAGCAACCCTTCTCTCCCCAAAAACGGAACCTGTCATAGACAGAGATGCTGGGTAAATTGGTATCTTGTAATTATGAGGGTCTCCATGATAGTTAACACCAACACCTGTGATGTCATATTTATCCGAGATAAATTTTAGTATACTATGTGAAACCCTAGCGAATCCTGTTGGGGCGACTAAGTCACTTACCCATAAAATCTTTTTCTTATCCATTATAAAACCTTCTTTCTAAGTAGTCTCATTAGCTCCAAAATCTGAGAAGCTAACTCTACTTCCTGTAGTTAGTCGTTTGGTTGGGGGACTTAGGTACAAGAATAACCTATCCCAATCCATTTGAATACCTTTTTCTTTAGCGTCCTTACTTGCTATATTTGATACTGCATACTCTGCATCTTTCCAACTACCGAGATTCCACGAATTACTTTCAAGTCCACCACTTTTTATAAGTATTGAAGCCATAAGTATAATAGGCATCTCATCCCCAGTTAAAATAATGGGGGGCTCATCTTCAGCAAATGTAGAGTCGGTGTTTCTATACACCAGTTTAGTATCATCATCTATAAGATACCTATCTCTCCACCATCTTTGTAAAGACTTGATAGCGGATAGTAAGGAAACCTTTAGCCACTCATCCAAATATCTATAGGACAGTGGATCAGTATCTCCAAGGTAAAGTCTTAGGATTGGAATTAGATACTCCACTCCTGATTTTTCCTCGTCTAATACAAATAGATTTCCTGTTAGTATCTCTGTTTGAGTACTTCCATCATCTATCTCTAACTTATAGAACTCACCATCTATTGTTAAAATATCTGCTGGTGTTAGTGATAGCGTAAGTGTTCCGGCTGTTAGTCCATTAGTAATCTTCCCATTTGCTGTGGAAAATATTACTAACGAAGTCTCTCCAGGAGTACTTACTATGTAAAGTGCCGCTGTATAGGCAGTTAAATCCTTGGCAACTCCTCCTTCTTCTATTGTAAATTGCTTTACGAAGTTAGAGCCTGTGCTAATAGTTATGTCATATTGGCCCATATTCATCTTCTCCTAGTGAGTTTGTTATAACAAGCCTTGACCTAAATCAAAGTCTGCTGATTCAATAGCTGCCAATCGTGCGACTTCGATTGCGTCGTTTACATGAAATGAGTCTGCCGCGTCCATGAGTACTCTTGTTATGTGCTTATCCAGCATGTCTAACTTTTCGTTAGTGGTCTGGTCTGCATACGTTCTAGGGACTTCTTCAGTCCCATGATCTCCATATCCATGATTGAATAAGTAATGGGCAGCTGAGTCTAATACACCCTGAATTTTGGCTGTAGGCCGTGTTTGTGAATATGTAAAAGTTCTCTCTGCTCCAGAACCTGTAATTGTTACTGTCATAATATCTCCTATTTATTCGTTTCTACACAAAGGACACGCCCCTGCTGAACTACTAATATATTGGCGGCGTTCGCTTCACCCCATTGGGCGGTGATGGTTGTATCTTCCTGTGCCGTTGTGTCAATCGGACTTACCAATGTCGAGC